GATATTTTGTCGTAGACATTTATATATTTATTTGGCAAAAGAAGAGTAAAAGAGGCTGACGCCTCTTTTAAAATTATCAAATATATCAGTAAATACCTAAAAAATATGAATCGAATTATTATTAATTTTCTCCCCATACTTCATCTGAAATTTCCTTAATAAATCTAAGTTTTGCCCATTGCTCTTCTTCTGTAAGCCTATTTCCTTCCTCTGTTGAAGCAAATCCGCACTGTGGACTCAAATAAAGCCTGTCGAGCGGCACATATTTTGAAGCCTCTTTTATACGTGCAATTACACTTTCCTTTTCCTCCAATGTTGGATTTTTAGAAGTTATTAATCCCAAAACAACTTTTTTATCTCCAGAAACTTTTGCAAGTGATTCAAAAGTACCTGCTCTTTCTGTATCAAATTCCAAATAATAGGCATTTACATCTTCTTTCCCAAAAAGCTCATCTGCAATTTTATCGTATCCGCCTTTCCCAAACCAGGTAGAAGCATAATTTCCACGACAAACATGCGTATTAATTACCAAATCTTCTGGATTATTTTGAAATACCCTGTTATTTATATTTAGAAATTTTTCTGCAAATTCTTGCCTAATAATTTCTTTATCCCTATCGCTTTTTTCAATAAACGAAGCAATAAAGTCATCGTCTACAAGACAACCCCAAGTACAGTCATCAATTTGTAAAGTTCTAAGTCCTTCGTTGTACAAGTCATTTATAACAGTTTTGTAGGCATTGACAATATCGTCTTCCAATCCTATAAAATCAGGATAAACTTTAAGAAGTGCCGCCACATGCTTATCTTCCCTTACTAATTCTGCATAAAATTGTGCTGGAGCAGGTATCGTAAATCTAGCTTCCACCCCTTTTTTATCTTTTACTAAATCTCGCAAAAACATATAATGTTTCACAAATGGATGATTTTCCCCACTAATTTTTCCAGTAACAATCGCAGTATCATCACGGGTAACAACACCATTAAATTCATACCCCTTATCAGCATGCACATGCCCAATTCCATTGAATCCCCAGAAAAAGTCCAAATGCCAGTAACTTCGTCTAAATTCTCCATCTGTAACACTTTTATATCCTAATTCAATTTGTTTATCCACAATTTTTCTAATTTCCTCATCCTCAACTTTTTCCAATTCTTTCTTGTCAATTTTTCCCTTTTCAAAATCATTTCTAGCTTTCTTCAGTTTCTCGGTTCTCAAAAAGCTTCCTACAGTATCATGTCTATGAGGCGCATTTATTGTACACATATTATCAACTCCCTTATTTGTTATTATTTTATGAAGTTATTATATACAAATATGTGCTTTCTGTAAAATACATTTATTTTTTAGTTTGTTATAACTTTTTTTTATATCAATATTCTTTAATCTTATAGAATTTCTGTATATTTCAAATGCTCCTTCAAAGCCTCCACATAAACTTTCCCATAAACACTTAGTTCAATATTTTTTTGCATTATAATTCCAACTTTCATATACTCGTCCACTTCCAGCGGTTTTGCAATAATATTTTCTCCATTTAGTTCTTTACTAATTATTCCCGTACTTACCGTGTATCCATTAAGCCCAACTGCCAAATTAAACAAAGTCGCCCTGTCCCTCACTTTTATATTCTTATCCCTATCAAGTGTACTCAATATTTCTTCTGAAAAATAAAAAGAGTTATAATCTCCTTGCTCAAACGACAGATATGGATATTCCTTCAAATCTTCAAGACTAATGCTTTCCTTTTTTGCTAAAGGATGATTGAAACTAATGAAAACATGTGGCTTTGCAGTAAACAGCTCAATAAATTTCAAGTTATTTCTTTTTATCATTTTCTCAATTACAGTTTTATTTGCTCCCGAAGTGTATAAAATTCCAATTTCACTTTTTCTCTTGCTTACATCTTCAATAATTTCATTAGTTTGTGTTTCCCTAAGTGTAAAATCATACTTATTCTCTCCAAATTTCTTAATCACATCCACAAAAGCATTCACTGCAAACGAGTAATGTTGAGTTGATACAGAAAATCTACGAGTTATCTTATTCCCCTTTTTATATTCTTCTTCCAACAAATCCGTCTGTTCCAAAACTTGCCTAGCATATCCCAGAAATCTATCTCCTTCAAGTGAAACAATTACTCCTTTATTTGTCCTGTTAAAAATCGTTATATTCATCTCATCTTCCAGCTCTTTTATTGCTTTCGTCAATGCTGGCTGTGAAACAAACAGCTCTTTTGCAGCCTCACTTAATGTCCTTTTTTCAGCGACTGTTACTACATATTTTAGTTGCTGTAATGTCATTTCCTTTTCCCTCTTTTATTCACAAAATCTTCTTAATATCTCTCCTGCATCTTCTATATTTATTATCTATAACCAATACTATTTCCCATTTAAATTTTCAAATCTTGAATTAAATAATCTTTATACATATTTATCAAAAGCAAGTTGTTATTTTTACATACTTTCTATGTTTAATTGGTTAAACAAAAAGACACCTATAAAAGTGCCTTTCTATAAATAACTATTTTTTCTTAGTTTCTTGAAATTTTTCCCAAATTCAAATCATTTATTTTTAAGACATTTACAATGTTTTATTTAATTTTAAACCCCTTGTTTTTGCAAGTTTTAAATGCCAGCATTTATATTTTGCTTTCTCCCCAATATATTCTTTTGTTTATAAAAATTAGGGCAAATTTTAGGGCAAAAAAACTCTAACAATATTTGCGGTATTATTAGAGTTATAAACATATTTACTACACTTTCATTTTATCACAGATAAATTGAAAAGACAATGGAGTTAAAATGAAAAAACTTAAAGTATCAAACCTTTCTGAAAAAGATATTCAGAATCTAAAACAAATAAAAATTATAGAGCTGGAAGAGATGAAACTTCAAGATTTGAAAATTCTGAAAGTTAAAATTGAAACAGCTATTAAGAATATAGAAAAAGAATAAGAGCCTTGTGTGGCTCTTATTTTTTGTATCCTAATAAATTCAGCAAGGCATCTGTATTAGTTTTTTCTTTTGATAATTTCAGTTTATTTGTTAGAAATACTTTTTCATCTTCGGTTAATTTAAATGTCAATGATTTATCCCTTTTTCTTCCAGTTGCCTTTCTTCCTACTTTCCATCGAGGAGTTTCGCCTTTTTTTACTCCTCGTGGTCTTATTTCTTTTTCCAATTTCTTTTTTCTCCTATTTCATTAAAATATATATTATTATTGCCACAATTACTAAATAACTTAATATGGCAATTATTCTTTCTTTCTTACTGGATTCTTTCCAGCCAACTTTGAATCTAAAGTTTATTTTAGTATTTCCAATTTTCACATTTTTATGGTATAATGGCTTTGTAGGATAGGGCTTTCGCCCCAGAGCCTACTTGAAAACAATTTTGATATAGAGCTTTAAAGGAATTAAGCTAATTTCCAATGTGATTTCCTTTGTCGCTCTTTTTTTCTTTGCCATTATCCTTATCACCTCCTATCTTGATATTATTATACTATATATTTGTATAAATGTCAACCCTTTTTTATAAAATAATAGTAGAATTTTTTAGTAAAAAGCTATTCAAAAATACTGCTATCAAAATCAATCCAACCCCTTTTAAAACAGATATTTTTGATACTAGGATAAATTTAAAATTTTCCTATTTTTTTTCTATAAATTTCCTATTCACAAAAAAAGATAGCCATTTCTGGCTACCCCTTATTCACTTCATTCATTTTTTTGTTGTAATAATACAATATTATCAAAGACACTATTATACTTAACGTGACTATTATAAGATTTTCCACCAAGGATTTTTCTCTTAACTGCTCTATTAGATGTATCTTTTGCGTTTTATTTTCCAGAATCAATTTTTCTATATTTCTTTTGTACTGCCAGTCTCTCTGTGCTACAGAAAAAATTGAACTGACAGTATAAAGCAAAATCAATTTCACTATCCCTTTATTTGCAAAATTTATCTTTTCACTTTCTTGAAAATCCTTATGCCTTTTATCCTTAAATATCAAATCCCTAATCGTCTTTTTTGCCCCGACTGTCGCCATTGTTCCCACCACCTAACCATTTATCAATAAGCCTGTCCAATGCCTTAGGCACTTTATCCTCAAGAACTTCAATTATCAATTCCACGAAATAACCTACAACAATTATCAGCAACATCACTACAATATCTATTTCAGGAATCTTTTTTAAGAAACCCAAATACATCAATACATATAAAGCCAATGCCATTATTCCGTACAGAAGCCTAACCGCTATTGGATTTATTTTCAAGTGATTGTTTACCCTGTACAGTAAATTCCCTAATGTTCCTAAAATTAGACCATACGCTATAAATACCACATCTACCAAGTAATTTTCCATTTCTGCTCCTTATTTCTGAATTTTAAAGTATATTTTTGTTTCCTGCTTTTTCCTCATCGAAAATTTGTTGCAATATAACTTTTAAGTCAAATGTTTTTCTAGCTTCTTTTAAAACTTCTGTCAGAACTTCTTCGCCAATCTCTTCGGCAAAGTTAGGAATAAATTTTCTGTCAATTGATTTTTCTTTTTCCAATAATTCTTCTAATTTGTTCCAAAAGCCTTCATACACTTGATTAAATTTTTCTGCTCCAGCTTTTCCTTTCGCAACTATCTCTGTTTTATAGATTAAAGTTTTTCCTAATTCCAAAATTTTTCCTGTCAAATATATTTTTGCTGCTAATTTATCCATTTTTATTCACTCCTATTTTGTTATTTTTCTTAAAATCAATTCTAAACCACCTAGCAAGCCTTACAGTGAATTTTTTCTTCCTAAGCAACCAATTTATCAAAAAAGTTTTTTAACGCTTGTGTTCGGCTTATATCAAAGCCATTTTCACGTTACTTCAGTTCAAAATGTGGCGTATCTTTCATTTTCCAGTTTCCGCCCCACTCAATGTTAATATTTTTGCTTTTTGCTACTTCCAAGATATGGTTTGCAATCAATTTCAATTTCTTTTCATCATACCCTTCTTCTGATGTGAATTTTCTGTATACTCCATTTTCGATAACTCCGCAAGGGAAAATATCGACAGCATGCCCATATCCGTCTGCTTTGATTTGATGGTTTGATTTTGCTCTTTTTCCATCACAATTTGTTACAATTTTACCTGGCTTACTTCTTCCAATTTGATACAAGGCAAACTGTTCTTCTGCTGTTCTTGCTCCGTCAGTTATTCTAAAATCATAAGGGCTATCTGTAATTGCGGCTTTCATAACTTCAACCAGCTTTGGATGTACTTTTTCCATTTTATCCAGACTTGCTTGGCTGAAAGAATATGTTTTGTTCTCTGTTGCCGTGTTTTCCTTATCCCAGTCTCTCAAATACTCCTCCTTTCTCTGAACCCTGTTCAGCCATCCTGTCAAGAATCCTTCCTGTGTCCTGTCAGCTTCAACTTTTCCTTTGTAATAAATTCTCTGCAAGTTGTGATAAACTTCCAAAAATTTTTCAGGATCTGCCGAATTTAATGCTTCCAATGTTTTGTTTCCGATTATTCCGTCTACATCGAGATTTGCATTTGTCAATTGGTTTATAGCAATCTGTGCGTTTTTTGTTCCATTTCTGCCACTGTTTACAGCCCAGTCGCATATAGATAGTGCCACTTTATCATTTACAACTTTATCCAGCTTGTTTCCAAGATAGTATTTTTTTAGATATATATTTTTTGCAAAATCTATTGTTAAATCCTGCATATCTCCCTTGTATCCAAAATCCCTTGCTTCTTCTTCAATTATTCCGAATTTAGTTTTACCTCCTTTATCGTTTTTATCATCAGAATAACCTCCTTCAACTCTTAGCAAATAGTCAAATATTCTTTCAAATCTGTCCATACTAAATCACTTCCTTTTTCTCATTTTTCTTTATATCTTTCTCCACCGTTTCAGTTATTAGAACAATATTATCCCCTTCAATCATGGCATCTGTTACTTTTAATACTTTCCCTTGCTCCATGATTTCAGTTCCGATTAAATTCCTTATTTCCATTTTCATTCCACCTTTCTTCCTAACAGTTCCATATCCTTTAAATATTTATACAACTTTGCAGGGCTAAATTGATTAGCCTTTAATGTCTTTAAATTATACGTTAGGCTCTCATCCAATCCCTTGTTAATCAGATGTAAGCACAGCTCCGAACAGAAGTACCTGTCCTTATGCTCAATTCCCAGCTCCAATAATTGGCTAAAGAAAATTGCACCGTAATCATAGCCCTTGCCTTTCAATTTCATAAACTCTTTTAGCACAACTGGAATTTCAATGTGGCTATCCAGTTCAAAAATATCCATATTATCCTTATACACAAAAGGTTTTATCCTTACGCCACCAGGATTTGATAAATATACATAGTCATTGTAGATAAACTCGCAATGACTGTATTTTCCTAATGTTCTTAAAGATATCAAGAATCCTATTATGCTTTTAGGCTTATGAAAACAAATATACAGTTTATCTTTTTCAAGATGCATAAAATACCTCCTTACATATTTTTATACGCTTTTTCGTATCTATCTTTAGAATTATATTCTTTTAACTTTTCATCAGTTAAATTCTCTAAATTATGTGTCAATAGAGTTTCCGTTGCCATAGCCTTTGTAGTATGTTCCTGCATTATGTTCGCCATTTTCATCATGTCCTGCAATGTTAGATTCACATACTTCTCACTGCCGTTTTTCGTATAGAATTTCCAGTTCTCAAATTCTGTCTTTTTCATTGCTTGGCACATTACAACTATTCTCGTTAAGTTAGACTGGTCTATGCTCCTGTTATTCTGCAAATATTTCACGCCACCTACTTCAAATTCAAATGGAGCCATATCATATTCAAGTCTCAATTCATACAGTTCTTTTTTGATTTCGTCTATCCGTTTTTCTCTATTTAACTTGATGATGTTATTCTCGATATACTCAAATTCAGATAATTCAACAGTCTTGATTTTTCCATTCTCAATCAGTTCGTTTTCATCAAGAGTATATTTTCCAGCTTTGTATAGTTCTTCTTTTGTTGCTTCCCTTAAATTTCCATTGTCCAAAACTGGATTTTGATATTCCAGTTCACTCCAGATGTGCTTTTCTGAATCCCAATTTGGGTAAAACAGATTAGGACTGCTTTTAAACTCTTCCAAGTTAGTGATAATCGGTCTCGCTATTATTCCGAGACTTTTTTTATCATAGATTACAACATTCATTTATATTTTCCTCCTTTTTTTATAATTCGCTATCTCCATTTCCCAATAGCCAAGTAAGATGCAGAAACACTTCCAGGAGCATTTGTTCTAGCTTTAAATGCTGTTCCGCTTATTGTTTCGCCCGAAGCTATATAAGCACCACCGTTTACAGTGAGTACCAAGGAAACAATCGCCCCTAAGTTTGTTCCGTAATTGTTCACAGTTCCTGCTGGACTTGCTATGCAAGTTCCAAATCCTAGAATGATTCCGTTTGAAAATTTAATGTGATTGCTTCCAATTTCTAATAATCCTTCTACCCTATCTGAAATTGGCTTATTGCTTATTGCTCTAAACTTTGTAGCATCGTTATATGTCAAGTTTGTATTCTCTATGCATTCGTAATAGAACTTGGTAACGTTGTCGTAATAGAACTTACCTTTAGTTTTATTACTCACGTCCTGTATATTTCCACCAAACTCCATTCCTATAATTTTTGATAGCGCCTGCATTTCCAAATATCTTCTGTCTGCTGACTCTCTTGTTAAATATGTTAGCGAATTGTCTATCGTTACATTTATAGTTGCAGCCTGATCTATTACAATGATACATTTTTCAATAATATCAATTGCATTTTTCCCATTGTAAACTGGGATATAGTCACCATCCGTCCCTTTATTGTATGCATATAAGATTTCTGTTCCTGAATCATCTTGGGCATATATTCCCATTTCAGAAATTTTATAAGAGTTTGCTATCGCACTTGCTCCACTTCCAGTTTTGTTGGAAACGACAAATGTAAATTCCACGTTTCCGTTATCTTTTCTCTCGTAAGAATTTATCGGAAATTCGTTTCTCTTGTCAATCAAATCTGTTAGTTCTCTATCATTTCCTGTATTGTATCCTGCTCCAATCTTGAATTTCGTAACATTTATTTTGGTTTCGTTATTTACGGCTCTTGCTATAAGCTCTCTCCCTTTGTTTGTTATTTCCCATCCAATATAATTAGCCATTTCATCCTCCTATCTTATTCCTAAATTATTTTCTTTTACTACTACATTTACAATTCCTTGATTTAATTTTTGCTCCATCCAAGGAAGCTCAAAATCCCTTTCGTTCAGAATGTTAATTATTTGTTTTTCATAAAAAATTCCTATATATTTACCCAAATTTGAGCTTCTTTCAAACGTCAACGCTTCCAGCCAGCTACGTTCGTTCTTGTATTCGTTTACAACATCAAGAACTTTCAGATAATCCTTTTCATCCTTTAAATCACCTAAAGTAGATATTTTGAAATATCCTGGTCTGCCTCCATATTCAAACCATTCCTTTATTTTGGCATTTCTGAAGAGGATTTTACATATTGCTCTTACGCTTCCTAAAGTTCCTTTATTAAAATGTGCTACGACTGCCATCTTTACAAGTTTCCTTTTATTCTCAATAGCGGTATTTTCTCCAACATAGTCAACATGATATTCCCACAACAAATAATCAATTTCTGCTTCGTCCAACTTGTCAATATCAAGAAAAAACTTATTCATTATTCTGTTTTTCTGTTGTTTTATCGCATAATCTATTGATTCGTATATCCATTTGGTTGTTTCATCTGTGAGAGTCGATTTTGCAGCAATGTCAGTTAATTTTAAATCTTGCACAGTTATCATAGCTCTTCAACTCCTTGATAGTTACTTGTTATGCTGTTATTTATTCCAACCTGGTTAAAATTCAATTTTTGGAATACAGGGCTTCTTAGTACCACTCTTTTTACTCCAGCTATTTTTAATCTTTTAATCAGCTCATCTGGATTTATGTCCTTGCCTATCTTCTCTTTCTGCCATCCAACATATTCCTGGACTGTTTTGTCTACGTTGGATTTGATGACATTTACAAGAGTTTCGTTGTCTTTGTCAATATAATAGTCAAAATCTATTGAATAATTAATTTTATTCGGCTCTTTAATATTTACGTTGTCAGTCAGAGGACGTACATTTTCTTCGTTAAGCACCGCCTTTACTTTTTCCTTAAGCTCCTGACTTACTGTACCTGTGTCAGTCCAAATATAGACATCCACATTAGTTGCTGAGGGTGAATGAACCTTAACATCTATAATATTTGTGCTTGCTGTCTTAGTCCAAAAAGCGTATGCTCCTGAACTTCCAGCTGTGGTAAAGCTTTCAGGGATTTCCCTTATTCTCTCTCTGTAGCTTTCATCTGCTTCTTCATTTGTTCCAGAATTGCTTTCAGTAATATTTTCCACTTTTGAATAATTCGGATAAATGTCCACCATATCCTTTATTTGTCCTACCGGGATACCGTTTCCGATAATTCCAAGCGTATTACATGTAGCTTTTCCGTCAACTGACAGATTTCCTTTTGTTATCTTATATTCCTCATCTGTTTCAAAATAAAGCTCGTTGTATCTAATTCTTGAGCCTTTTGGGATTACAGTATCCGTTGTTTGGATGTTTGAAATATAGAATCTAAATGTAGCTACTGCTGGCTGTTCGATAAGCCTTTTACCTCTGTTTCCGTAAAATTCCCCTTTCAAATCCAGTCTTTCATCCCTTGCAAACCTTAAATAATTCTGCTTAATATCATCGTTGTATTTTTCTTCCAGTAAAGCTAGCTGATACGCTACTGTGCTGAAAATTAATGTCTCAGGGCTTGCTTCTGTCAAACTCCTTCCACTAAGTTCCTGGAATTTATTAATCATATCTCTTTTTATTTCCCATGCATCGCTGTCTATCGCTTCGTATTCCTCAAAATTATCCAATATTTATCACCTCAATTCCCAGTTCAATATCAAAATCATTATTGTGTTTATCTGTCATTTTTATTTCTGTGGTTTTTAAAATTGCCCTCGGCTCATATTTTCTAAACATCTCAAGCAACTGAGACATTATTTTATTTTCCACAACGTTTATATTTTTATCTATCAAATCGCTGTCAAAACTGAAATCACGGTTAAGTGGCTGTTCTTCCTTACAAACTCTTAAAAGCATTCCAACATTTGTTACAACTTCCTCAACATAATTTTTTGGAGCGTAATTAATTTCTTCGTTAGATGAAACGTATATCATCATTTACCTCCAATCTGATTTCTTAAAAAATTCATTAGTATTTCTCTATCTGTTTTATCAAAGTTTTTAGCATAGTCAATCATTTCATTAACTTTATCTGCTGTAATCATTCCAGCCCTTACTAAATTCATCAGTTCATCAATTTTTGCGTCTTTTTTGATTTTTTCAAGCTGGCTCAATATTTCTTTTTTCTTATTTTCTGCGATTTGAATAGCTTTATCTACTTTTTCAAGCGTGCTGTCTACTTTATTTTTTACTTTTTCGGAAAATTCCTGTAATTTTGTTTTCTGCTCGACTTCAACATTCGCAGCTTCTGCTTCAACAAGTTCTTCCTGTTCTTTCTTTTGAGCTTTTAACTGTTCTATTATCTGATTATATTTTTTAGGATCATCTATATATTCCTTTAACGTCAGGTCTAAATTTATATAATCAAACTCAGAAGTTTCTCTATTGAAATAAGAATTCTTTTCACTTATATCTATTATCAAAAACGGAAAAGCTCCAAATGTCTGCCCTCCTAATGTTAAATAACCATACTCTCCGAACTCCCACATAGTCTTTATTTTATCAAGCTGTTCCGATGGTGTTGTTTCTTGTAATAATGAAGAAATCAATGTAATTCCAAAAGTTATTTCCGTTAACTCCCTGCCTTGATGCCTTAACATGCCAGGACCATATATTGGGTTGTGTTCAGATATTTTAGATTTATATGATCTATTTATCTGATTATTAATTGAAAATACTTTCTTGTCAGATACTTCAAATATTACATCTCCGAGACTTCCTATCATTATTCGGGTCCTCCTGTCTTATCTCCACCAATCATAATGCCACCATGTGTATGTGTGTTAAGATTAATGCTTCCACCAGTTTTTGTAGTTCCGCTGACTTCTAAATCTCCATTAATTACAACTTTACCAATATTTAAAGTCAATGTATTACCATCATAAGCCCAACTACCTCCGTCAGAAAAGGTCCTTTTAACTTCACTTTCGCTACTAGAAGCACCTCGCATAGGACAGCCAAGCACAACTCCCTGTTCAGGCATTTCCGAGAAAAATAAGCAATAAACAGTCTGTTTTAGTCCGAGTGTATAATTATCACTGTGGCTTTCAGAATAAGGAACTAACACATTAAGCCAGTCCGTCGTTTTATCGTCATCGCCCTTTAACAGCACTCTTACTTTTCCAGTTTTTGAATCTATCGCACTTACTTCTCCTGCCTTTAATGTTTCAATCAATTTAACCACCTGCCTTATCACTTTTTGTAACAAAAAAATCACAATCAAATTAATGACTGTGATTTTATATTTCTATTTAATTTTCAATTTGATATAGCAAACTTTCTGCTACTATTCAAAAAATATTTCATCCAGAACTTCAACAGGATAAGTGTTTATCAGTCCGTATCGGCTGTCAACCGTTGTTCCTATCAATAAGTCCTTTTCCCTGCATATCTTAGTCGCTTTCTTTCCTATAGAAGGTGCGTGGTATGATTTTGGCTTTATCCCTTTTATGTTGGCATAGGCTATTACTGTCAGATGGTTGCTTGTTACTGTTCTTCTTTGATTGTTTTCCAATCTTTTTATGCTCTTGTCGTTATCCTCAATAGTGTTTGCAAGTCCAATTACATCGTTCTCGATATTATTAATTCTGCTTTCAGCTTCAACCATCCATTGTGCCTGCTGTAAAATTAATTCAGCCTGTGTAAGAGGTTTTTTCTTCTCTTCATATTTTCCTGTTTTTCTGATTGTCTTCAAAATCTTTTTCACTTCTTTTTTAAAGATTTTTGCATTAGGTTTTGTGCTTTGCATGCAGACTTCATAAAATCCATCTTCCGTTAAGAACCACATGTTACGGTTTTGACCTGATACGAAAATTTTCCGTATCAGCTTTTCGTCGTCATCTACCATTCTTAACATACTGTTTACATCGTAACTTCCGTTTGATTTTTTATTGTAATCAATCCATTCTGCCACATCTTTTGCTAAAAACAACAAATTTTCAAAATCTCCATATACTCTGAATCTTTTTCCTAATACATCTCTTTCATCAATTACCGTTAATTCTTTATTCATCCTTTTATCCTCCATTATACTATTTTTATGCAATTTCTTCTTCCGAATCCTTTTGGACTTGGCTTGTCAGTTTACCGATTATTCTGTCCAATTCTTTTTGTACACCGTAAACTTGTTCAATCAGATTAGCGTACCCAACTCTGAATATCTCTTTTGATTCAAAGCTGTCGAATATTCCATATTCCAAAGCTATCATTAGACTTCTTACGCTTTCTAATTTGATTTTTACATCTTCCACTTCTGTAAATGAGATTTTTTTCATAAAATTTTCCTCCTAAAATATTTGTTTTTTAAGAGAATATATAGTATAATAGTATTGATGAGATACATTATACTATATGTCCTCTTTTTCGTTTCGTTACGAGAGAGGGGATTTTTTATTTTGCTTTTCTTATGATAATTTCCTTTTTTTCTTTATTGTATTCTAATTCCACCTCTCTTTCTTCTTGAGTTACTTGCATATCTTCTAATATTTTTTTAGGCACTGATAACTTTGTATTCACATTTCCTGTACCCGTTTTTCCAAAAGATATTTTTAAAATTCTTTTATCCATGTTCTCCTCCTATTTCGTAACGAAAATATTATATAACAATCGTTCCGAAAAGTCAAGAACTTTTTTAAAATTTTATAACGTAAAAGAAAAACCTTTTGAATTAATTTCCATAAGTTCTTCTTCTGTTATGTTATATTTTTTTAAAAGATTCCGCTCTTCTTCTTCAAATTTTCGCTTTTCTTCATCAGTAGAATTTTTTGAAGTTCCTGTTAATTTTTGATATTCTGTATAAATAGAAATTTCTTTATCTGTCATTAATTCATTCGTTTTATGAAATTTTAAAGAGTCTGTAGATATTGTTCCATCTTCTCTCAAACTTACCGAACCATTTGTTGCACCATCATACAGTTTATAAAATCTTCTGTCACAATAAAACCTTATCCACAAACTATAATTCTTCGCATATTGAGCTAATTTAGGTAACAAGTTATTTGTCATCTCTTTTTTAGTTATATCACAATACGGGATTAATATATCTATTGTTCTTTTGTGTACGCCATTTTTATTCACATAACTACCATCTCTTAAAACTTCATAGTTGATATTTCTTTCTCCAATTTTCTCTTTTTGTAGTTTTTTTTCATTAGTTTTATCTTCACAAAATATGCCTAACACACAATTATTTTCTTTTTTCTTGGCTGATTCAACTTGTTTCTTATCTTTTTCAGCTTTCTTTTTAGCTTCTTTATCCTCTTTAGCTTTTTTCTTTAACTCTTCTTCTTTTTTAGTTGCATTTTTTACATTTTCAGGTACTGTCATTCCTGCTAAAATTAATACAAATACACTACACAAAAACACAATTTGAGCCTTTTTCACTTCTTTCGATAACTCTTTTTTCTTGATTGCAAGAAAAAGTAATTTTATTATCTGAACGATAAAAACTAAAAATAAAACTAAAAACAAAATTACAAATATTGTCATAAATTCCTCCTTAAAAATAATTTACTATATTATACCTTATTTCTAAGAAGAATTAAAGAATAATTTTAATTATACCATTATCCCAAACTTAAAAAACAAATATTTTAGTTTCACAGTCATTATTCAATTGCCATTGTCCT